TCTTGTCGTGTGTATCTTTCAAGTTCTCGAACAACGTCTTCACCGGATACGCCTACTGGCATGTTGATCGTCACGTTGGTTGTTCCGCCCATGTTGCCCAACCTGTCTAACGGCACTATCAGCTCCGGTCCTGCCTCGCCCACCAATCCGAGTATTGGTCCTCCTTTTACCAATCCGCCTTCAGCGAATGAGCCAAAGCCTGCCATTGCGCCAAACATTCCGGCAGTAGCACTTAATAATTCTGGCGTGGGTGTCGCTCCTGCCATGAGTTGCATTAGCTCAGGTGGCACTCCGGCAAAGTTAACCCCTGCGTCAATCATTAGTTCAAGATTGTTAAGAACAGCAATTTGGTTCTCTAAGTCAAATAACACATTGACGAGTCTTTGGAAATCCTCATCCGGCATTACACCTTTTAGGTTATCCAAATCAGCTTTCGCATCTTTAAGGAAAGTTGCTAAAGCCGGATCGGTTAAATCGTCAAACGTTTCTATTGTATCAACGATTGAATCAGCTAGATTCTTTGACGCTTGTGTTAAATCGATTTGCCGTTCGAGTTGGGTTTTCTCCTCATCATTTAAGCCAACGATAGCTTTGCCTAAATCAACGAACATGTCTTTGACTTTGAGCAAGGCTAGGTCTAAATCAAATGAGTCTGAAACTATGTCATCAAATTGTCCCATCAATTCATCAAACTGATTTCTGATTTCTTTAATCTCATCAGCGGTCAGTCCCAAGTCTTCTCTTAGGAAAACAAATCCTTTTTCTACTGAGCGTGTCGCTTCTTCAACTTCACCCAAACCAAAATCAATATCTTCAAGACTAGAGTTGAATATGTCCATTTCTTGACTCTGCGCCATCATCGTATGCATATCTTGTAATGCACGAACTTGGTCCTCTGCTTCCTTAGTTGTTTCCAACATGGAACCGCCAAGTTCACCAAATGCTTTCGTGAAGAACCCAAGAGCTTCTTCGCCTTCGAGGAACTCTTTAACAGATTTCTTTGTTGCGTTTCTTGCGTCATCAAAAGCGTCAGCGGTGTCGTCTAACGATATGTGCATCTTCCGAGCTTGCTCAATAGTTATTTCTTCGGCTTCTATCGCATCAGCGAGAGCGTTCGTGTAAGCAGAAATTTCGCTGTCAGCGCCACGCAATGCTTTAACGAAACCATCGACATCACCTCTCTGTACTGCCGCTTTGGTAGCGTCACCAAACTCATGGAACTTATCTGTCCCTGTTGCAAGTAACGGCATGAGGTCTTCCATGTTCAAACCGAGTGCTTCAAATTCTTTAACCAAACCCTTCTTCAAGAGGTCAGCGGTTAATGTTGTTTCCCCTGCGAAGCTCTTAATGTCGGGAACACTTCCTTCGGCTTCCTCCGTCACTTTCCCTATTGCTTCCGCTAATGCTTTGAAGTCATCAGTCAGTGTGACGGTTGGGTCGCCTGAATCCCTTAACTCCTGTTGGAGAGTTTCCATGCGCTCTTTGGCTTCCTGCGCTCGCTTACGGAATCCTCGCATAATCAAAGCAGTTGCTCCAACCGCAACGCCCATAGCGACAAATGCTTTCGGGTGTTTCTTAACAACGCTCAACAAACCGCCTAGAGCGCCTTGCCCTTCTTTACTAGCTAGCTTGCCGACACCTAATAGAGCAGGTCCGGTTGCTGCTGCTAGAACTGTCATCGCTCCTGCGACCTTTTTAATCGGGTCTGGTAAAGCACCGAATCCTGTTGCAAGTGCCTTCACAATATCCGAGAGCGTTGTGAGAATAGGAACAACTATAGGAATCAAAACGTTTCCTATATCAATCAGGGCTTGCTGAAGATTCGCCATCGCCTGTTGAAGTTTGAAAGCTGCGGTTTCTGTTGTAGCTTCAAACGCTTTATCTAGTGCGCCAGTTGTGTCGGTCATGTTGGCGAAGATCTGTTCAGTGGTTGCTACGTTCGCTCCCATCAAATCCATGACACCAGAGAGCGCTCTAATGTTTCCGAACACTGACGCTGCTGCTGCTTCGTTTCCGTCAAAGCGTTCCGCCAGTGTTTTGAGTACGGAGAGGAGTCCTTCGTCCTTGATCTGTTCTCGTAGTCCCTCAGCGGATAGTCCCATACCTGAGAGTGCGTCTTTTGCTTGTTTGGTTGGTCTTAGAAGTGAGCTGAGGATTCCACGAACTTGTGTTGCTGCTTCGGCTGCATTTGTTCCGGTTCTTGATAACGCTGCGAACGCTGCACCGACTTCATCAAATTGGACACCCATCGCTGATGCAATCGGGAGAACTCGACCCATTGACCCTGCGAGTTCTGATGCTTCGAGCTTTCCCTCTCTAACTGCTGCGACCATAACATCGGTTGCTTTGGTGGCTGAGATGTTCGATTCGCCGTATGCGTTGAGCGCTGATGTTGCAAGGTCGGCGATGGTTGCGGTGTCGCCTAGTCCGACTGCTGCTGCTTTCGCAGCTGCTTCAAGAGTTTCTGTTGCTGCTGCCCCTCGTAGACCGGCTGATGTAATGAAGAACATGGCATCGGCGAGGTCTTTCGGTGCTTGCGCTGTTTGCCCTGATAACCTACGCACATCTTCTGTGAAGCCTTCTACGGCTTCCGATGATAAACCAACGAGCGATTCTATCTTTGTCATGCTCGATTCAAAGTCGGAGGCTGCTTTGATCGCTATTCCTCCAACTGCAACCAGTGGCATCGTCACATTCTTAGTGAGTTTCTTTCCTGCTGCTGTTGCTTTGTTACTGAAAGCATTGAGCGAACCTTCCGCAGCTTTGAGCTGGGTTTTCATTTGGGTAGCGTCCGCCGTGATGAGTGCTTTGAGGACTGTGGTCATTGCTGCCATTTATCGTCCTCCTCGTTTTTGTCTCGCCATTTCGTTCGCTCGGTTTCTTTCGTCTGCTTCTATTTGGTATAGCGCTCGCCATGCGGTCATTTCTGCGCTTGTCATTCTGTCGAGCATTTCATCGACTGTCATTCCGAGTTCTCTTGCGAGATGAAAATAAAACCTTAGCTCTGGATTTCCTCCACCAAAGCCAATGAATCTTTTCCCACTTCGTCCACTGAATCAGTCATCAAACCAGAAACCTTTAGACACTCTTGCGCTATCCGATCCACTACTTGAGCGGATTTTTCTTCGAGTAGCCATTCGAGGTCTTCTTCCGTGAATACTGCTTCGCCTGTTTCTGGGTCGAAGACGCAATGAAGGATTATGTTCTCGTAGAGAGTGGAGGCGGATTGTTCACCTGCTTCTGCCCATCGCTCTTGCATATCGCTACGCTGTCGAGCGGTCATGGAACGGATGCCAATTTTCACGCCCCACTCCTCTACTTGAATTGTGTTTTCTGTTCTGTCGTCTGCTTGACGTATCTTGTCTGCAAGTCTGACCATTGTTCTCTCCTTAATTTAATTGTTTAATAACTACCGCGTGTCACGGATCCCGTCACTTGGAAATCCGCTGTAAAGCTCACCACATCACCCACAGGGTTGCTTTGACTGTAGTTCGTCATTATGGCTTCCCCTGTGTACTTTACATTTCCGCCAGTTGATCCTGCTGGACCGAAAATAAATGATCGGCTTGCTGGTTCTGTTCCTGAAAGGTATCCGTCTACGGTTGCGTCCCAGATTCCGCTTACGCTGATCGTGGTGTCTTTCAGACCTACGATGTAGGACTTGTTACTTGAACCGAACGCTGTTGTTTCGGCGGTGTCTATTGTTTGAGGAAAGCTAACGTCAGTGAGCGTGTCTGATATGTTACGGCTTGTACCGCCTGTATCATCAATCGCAAAGTCTGTTGACTTTCCGTGTGCAAATGTTGGCATTTGATTCCTCCTAGAATCTTGCGAAGGCAACCATAAAGGTTATGGAGCCACTTGATCCGGCGGTGCTTGCTGTTGCCCGAAGGTAACGATTAACAGTACCGGATACTGCTTTGATTTCCGAAGTCTTGGCAGAACTGCCGACCACGGTGAATGAAATAAGATCAGCCCACGATGAATTATTCGCCGAGTGCTGAATCTTAATTGTTGTGTTCCCACCCACGGTGTTGGTTGGAACGTGTAGAGTGCCTGCGCCACCATTCGCTGATGAGGCTGCGTTATCTACAGAACTGAGATCGCCGAGAGAGCCATGTGCGATGCTTGCTCCTGCGGTGAGTTGAACTCCGCCTGCCAAAGCAAAGGTTAAGTTCGAGACTTGATTTGGTGTGCATTCAAAGTCGGCGCTGATTGTGGAAACATCTGCCACTGGGTTACTGATCGCATAGTTCGTTTCGTTAGCTTGGGCAATGATCGCTCGACTGCCAATGGCTGCTGCGCCTTGCCGTATTGTAAGGATCGGTGTCGTGGCATTACCCAGTAGGGCTTGGAGTTCTTCGTCTGACCCATCTGTGTCTGCTGCCCACATGCCTGACATGCTCAAGGTTCCACCTCTTGTGCCAAGTATGAACGATTTGTTGGTGTCACCGAACGCTGTCGTTTCGGCGGTGTCATTATCTAGGGTTACGCTTACATCATTGAAATAACTTGAGAGGTCGAACTCGTCTATGTAGACGGCGGTGTTCTTGCCGTGAATAAATGTTGGCATTACTTATCTCCCTTACTGGTTTGTTTGCTG